GTACGGCGCGGCGGGTCAGCGCGTCCATTGCAAGGCCGATGGCAGCGTCGACGTTTTGTCGGCGAGCAACGTCAAGGTGAAGGGCCAAAACGTGACGCTCGAGGGCGAGACCTTGACAGCCAAGGCGAGCGGGATCACGCTCGACGGACCGACCGTAATCAAGGGCGATCTCTCGGTCGAGGGTAGCGTGTCGATCGGCGGCTCGCTGACCGTTGGCGGATCGATCACCGCCGGCGGCACCATCACCGGGGGCTGACCCCCGACGCGGCAGGGGTGTATCGGCCGGGGGCTATGGCCGATCCTTTGCCATCATGGCCGGATTTCCCCACGACCTTTCGCTCATCTTCGACCCGACGCGGCTCGTCTGCGACCTGGCGTTTGCCGACGGCGACCTGGTGCTGGCGAATACGCCGGCATCGGCCATGTTGATCAGCCTATTCTCGGATCGCCGTGCCGCCGTTGACGACGATCTGCCGGCCGGTGTGTCCGATCTCGGTGCGCCCGCCAGTTGGGACGAACGGCGCGGCTGGGTGGGCGACGCGCTCGATCGTGCCGGTCGTCGCACCGGCAGTCGTCTCTGGCTGCTGTCGCGCGCCCATGACGACGAGGAAACCAGGGCGCTTGCCGAATCCTATGTGGGCGAGGCGCTGTCCTGGTCCGAGGACGAGTATGAGGTTGCGCCCGTCATCTCCGTCACGTGGGCGCGCCAGGGTATCCTGTCGGTGCGAGCCTCGATCGACGGCACCGCCGTGTCCCTGATGCGGAAGGTGGCGTGATGTCCTGGACCATCCCCAAGCCCGCGGAAATCGCCGACCAGGCTTCGACGGACTTCGAAGAGGCCTTCTCGACCGATGCCGACGGCAATCCGAGGGTGGTCGATGCTCGTTCGAACAGGTCGGTGTTGGCGACGTTCGCTCGCGTCCTCGGGCTCGGGCTCTACCCCGTCTATCTTTACCTCAGCTGGGTTACCAAGCAGCTGTTCCCCGATAGCTGTGCCGACGTCGTGTTGCCCTGGCATGCCCGGATATGGGGCGTCGACCGGCTGCCTGGCGCGATCGCCACCGGCAACGTGGTGTTCACGGGGGCGGATACGACCATCCCGGCAGGCACCGTTCTCACACTGTCGGGCGCTACCTGGTCGACTGCTTCGACGGTCACCATCGAAGGCACGGGAAGCGCCACGGTGGCCATCAGCGCCTCCGCGGTTGGCGCGCGCTTCAATCAGGCAGTCGATACCAAGCTGTCGTTGCAGACGGCGATCGCTGGCCTCTTCACGCAGACCGCGACCGTGGCAAGCGGCGGCATCGCCGGCGGTAGCGACCAGCAGAGCGTCGCCGACTGGCGCCAAGCGCTGCTCGACCACATCCGAGAGCCAGCCCATGGCGGCTCGAAAGCCGACTACAAGACTTGGGTCAAGGAGGCGCTGCCGTCGGTCGCCCGCATCGCCGTCTACGACGAGTGGATCGGATCAGGTTCCGTCGGGGTCGTGTTCTGCATGGCCGACGATGACGGCAACTTCATCGCCGCCAGTCCGACCGAGGTGGAGACCGTGCAGACCCACCTCGACGAGGTCAAGCCGGTAACCGCCAACGTGATCGTGGTGGCCGCGACGCTCCGGCTGCAGAATATCGCCGTCGCCGTGTCTCCCTATAGCGCCCAGGTCGAGGCGGCGGTCAAGACCTCCGTCGCCGCCTACTTCCGCACCAAGGACATTCAGGTGGGCGAGCCGCTTCGCTTCTCGCGCCTCGAGGAGAGGATCTCGCGGGCGGCCGGCGAGGACTGGCATCACCTGACGACACCGGCGGCCGACGTCTTGCCGACCAACGTCGAGATCCTGGTGCCGGGTACGGTCACGGTCACGGAGGCGCCATGAGGGACGCTCGATCCAAGGCCGCCGTTCTGGCTGATCTGCTCTCCCTGCTGGCGCCTGGCCGCGCCTGGCCGCGGATGGCCGCAGCCAATCTCGTCAAGCTGCTCTCCGCGCTCGCGGCGGCGATCGCACGCCTTGAAGCGCTGGTCGCCACGCTCCGGACCGAGATCAATCCGGCATCGGCCGATGCCATGCTCGAGGATTTCGAGCGGGTGCTCGGCCCCGATCCCTGCGGCCTCGACGACGGCGCCGGCGCACTGTCGGTGCGGCGTCTGCAGGCCTGGCGCCGATGGACGCGCAAGGGCGGTGCGTCCGTCGCCTACTTCGTCGCGCTGGCGGCCGCCTACGGCATCACGATCAGCGTCGAGACCACGTGGATCCTGCAATGCGGCGACGAGCTCGGCGACAATGACGAGATCGTCAACTCGCCCGAGCAGTACGTCTGGAAAGTCAACGTGCCGCTCGTCTGGGAGACGGATGCCGAGTGCGGCGCCACCGTCTGCGGCGATCCGCTCGGCGACCTCGGCCTGTCGCCCGTCGAGTGTCTTATCCGGCGGTACAAGCCGGCCCACACCACAGTGCTTTTTTCCTACTCTTGAGGATCGCCATGGACCGCATCAACGGTGAACGCACCATCGACATCGGCTCCGGCCGGCGCGGTTTTCGACAGAAAAATGCAGGCTTGGGCGTCGCTGGTACCGAGCTGACCGCGCTGTGGTTTAACGCCGTCCAGGAGGAGCTGCTGCACCTGATCGAGGCGGCCGGCCTCGAGCCGGATCCCGACGACTGGACGCAGATCAGCGCGGCGATCACCACCATGATCACCAACGCGGCGCTTTCGGCGGCGAGCGTGTCGGAGATTCTCCAGAAGGTGGCGACGAAGGTGTTGCGAGTCGACCGGCTATGGGACGCCGGCGTGTTCGTGGCGTTGACCGATGCGGCCACCATTGCGCTCGACCTTCAGACGGGCCTCAATTTCTCGGTGACGCTCGGTGGCAACAGAACTCTGGGCGCGGCGACCCATCTCAAGGAAGGCCAGTCCGGCATCGTCAAGGTGAGCCAGGACGGGACCGGCGGCAGAACATTGTCGTTCGGATCCGGTTACAAGTTTTTTGATGGATTGACGCCGGATTTGAACACGGCCGCCAACGCCGTGAACCTCTTGCACTACGAGGTGGTGCCGGGCAGCATCGTGGCCGTCAGCTACATCCGGGGGCTGGCATGATCCCCTGTCTCGGTGCGATCGCCCCGGAAAGCATCATGCCGTTTCCATTGGTCGCCGCGCCGAGTGTTTCGGCCGAAGGCGTGACCGATCTCGCTATCCCCGCCTGGGTGCGCAACGTTGGTCGCTATAGCCTCCTCGTCAAAGTCGTTGGTGGCTGGGGGCAGTCCATGGAAGACGCGGCCGTGCTGGTTTTGAACGGCAGCGGGACGGCGGTGCTTAGCTTGGTCGAGGGCTCAGCAATATCTCCGAGTCCAGTTCAGGCTGAGTTCTGGAACTATTTCGGGCACACGACGGGCGCGACCGTATTCCCAGATATGGCGCAAACAGTCCCCAACGGGACATGGATCGCGATCGAGGGACTTTCTGGTGCTGCAGCGGTCCGCCTAGTTGGCTCTCCTCCAGCGTCAGGAAACCCCACCACTTTCTCCGGCCTCTCGGTCCTCGGACTTGGCCGAGGGCGTCGCGACCCAACCAACCTTGCCGCACTGATTGCCGCCATAGCGGCCGGCGACTCAGTATTCAGGATTGTGATGTCATGACCCTATACTTCAAAACAGGTAACGCCTGGATTCCGTGGTTTGGTGAGCCGATCAACGACGTTCGCCACCCGTTGTCGATCGAGGCGGCCTGGTCTGCCGAGGATCTAGAGGCGATCGGTCTTTATGCCCCGTCGCCCGCCGACCCCGTGCCGAACGACAAGGTATCGACCGGCATTGTCGTCGCCGACGTCGGTGGGCGCCCAGCTCTTGTGCATCAGTTGCGCGATTTGACCGTCGCCGAGCTCAAGGCCTATGCGGCGCAAAAGCGCTGGCAGGTCGAGGCGGGCGGCATCGTCGTCGCTGGCGTCGCTGTTGCCACCGATGACCGATCGATGGCGCTTATCAATGGCACTGTTGGCTATCTCGATGACGGCGGTACCGGCCCGATCAAGTTCAAGGCAGCGTCGGGCTGGGTCGATGTCGATGCCGCCACGATCCTCGCGATCAAGCAGGCTATTGGCGCCCATATCCAGGCTTGCTTCGCCGCCGAGGCGGCCGTCGACGCGGCGATCGACGCCGGAACTATTACCTCGATTGCGGCGATCGACGCTTGGACCTGGCCCGCCGTGGGGAACGAGTGATGGTACCCGAAGAGATCCGTCTGTGGCGTGGCGACACGGCCGAGCTGGCGTTCGAGCTGGTGTTCGAGGACGGGTCGATCGTCGACTTGCTCGGCTCGGAACTGACCCTTGCCGCCGTCTGGGAGGGCGGCAGCCTGACCCGCGCCACACCGGACGGCATCAGCGTGCCCGAACCGTCGGCCGGGCTCGCCTATCTGACCTTCACGGCCGAGGAAACGGCGGCGCTGCCGATCGACACGCGCATCCGTTACGAGCTGCGGCGCGTGTTCGAGGGCACGCGCACCACCATCCGCTACGGCAACATCGTCGTCGAGGACTGGGTGCCATGAGCGAGATCCGGATCAAGGTGATCGTTCACCGATCGCCGCGCCGCATCGTCGTCAAGCTCTGCGAGGATGTGACCGCGCGGGCGGCGACCATGGATTTCCTGACCTACGGCTTGCCGCTTTCACCGGACAGAGGGTGACGAAATGGATCTGATCGAACTGGTCGTCAATGCGCGGCGAATGCTCGTCGCGCGGTTTCCGAAGGCCGAAGGGGACGTGCACTCGGCGACGATGCTGCCGATCGATCCG